GGCCATACAGGAACTCCACTTAGAACCCCTTCATGAAGGCGATGACCCACCACCGGTTAGCACTGGCGATGTACCGGCAGCCCAGGAGGTCCGTAGCCCCGACCGCAGTGGACAAGGTGATGGAAGTCAGGTCGGTCCCGAACAGGAACCCCCCCGCCCCGCTGGCCAGGGTCAAAGCGTTGTTTCCAGTCCCACCCTGCTTGATCTCCCACATACACATCTGCTCATCAGTGGGATTGGTAGGGGCGCCCAGAACGTGACCAGTAGCCGTCAAGGTGACCCGGAAGTTGTTGCCCAGTGCCGCATTGGTGGCAATGGTGGCAGCGTCGGTCAGGTTCACTGCTGGGAGCACGAACGGGACCGGCAAGCCACCAGAGCCACCAGGCGCGTACTTCAGGCTCAGGGTCTGAGCTGAGTCAGCGGTCAGCACGTTGGTATTGGTGCCGATGTGCATGGGCTGCAACGTCCCAACCGCGTTGGCGGCCAGGAGGTCACCCTTGGTGTATCCGTTGACGTTGACCTTGGACGGGTCGCCGTCAACGACAATGAGCGCGCTCACGGCGACCCCCCTTCGGTTAGCTAGGGATCAGGCTGGCCAGGGTCGTGCAACCACACGTCGCAGCCGGTGGGGCAAGTCGGGTAATGAACATCCGACTGTGCTGCGTTGACGTGATCGGCGTGAACAGTGGCCGAGGCGTGGTGGATCCCACTGGGTTATCGGAGTAGCTGACGTTGTACGGGCCAGTACCCCAGAGGCTGTTGGACCGGGTCCGGGCGTTGAGGACGAAGCTGGCTGCACCGTTCTCGTAGGTCACATCACCAACGGTTCCCTCGACCACCCACGGGAAGATCATGTACCCGAAGGGAGTGTTACCCGTACAGGGCACCGAGCTGTTGGTGATCCGGGTCCAACCTTCCAGGGCAAAGTTGGCATTAGATGCCGCCCCCTCCTGGGTGTTGTAACCGATCGCGGACGGCGAGACAGCGTCGTTGAGGTACGTGGGCTCGGCGGACATGATGTTGATCAGTTCCGGGTCCACGTTGCAGAAGGTGAGGACCAGGTTGATCCACTTCAAGATCGGTGGGTTGGTCTCCTTGACGCAGAAGTCACCATTGCCGTTCTTGACGAAGAACTCCTGGCGGGCCTCATACTCCTTGGTCAAGGCGACCGAAATGATGCCGTCACTGACCACAGTGGAGCACCCAGTGACCGCCTGACCACAGGAGTTGAGCTGAGTCACCCGCACCTTCGGAATCTTGAAGGGCGTAAAACAGGTTGAGGTCATGGGTTCCTACTCTCCAGCCCCATAGGAGGGATCACGTTCCGCCTCCTGCTGTGGTGCAGGTACGGGTTACCTTCACTGCCCAGGAACCGCACTCCACGACCGCCAGATACACCTTCTCGCCGAGAACGTACATCTGGTTAAGAGCCCGATCCATGGTCTGCTGGGGGTCTGGGATTGCAATGTCCGTGCCCCAAATGAGCACCCGACCCGAGGCGTACATGTACTCGTCGGAACCAGTTGCCGCCTGTCCGGCTGGGCCGCTTCCGTCGTAGCCCTGACCGAACACGTAAGGAGTCCCGTACACCGTGCGCTTGAGTCGCCCTGGCCCCTCGTAAACGAGGTAGTTGTTGGACAGGTGAGCACTCATTCCTGGTCGTGCGTGGATTGCTCCGCCCACGATTCCGTTGTCAGCCAGAGCCTGCTCCAGCATCTCCACGGCCTCAGTGACACAACCTGACGTGCCAAGGTCGGTCGCACTACGGAACAACCCGGGCACGGTTCCCAGGCCGTTGGAGGCATCCCAGCCCTGCCAGACCCGTCGCTCCACACCCCGCTGCTCCCGCAGCGTCATGCGGGTACGGACCCGCTCCGCAGCCTCATCAAAAGAGAACCCGATGCTGCCGCAGACGTAGGAGGTGATGATCCCGAACGGGGACCCGGAGATGGGGGTGTCCAGCACGGAGAACGTCTTGGAACCAGACACTGCCGGGCAGTTCATCTGGTACATGAAGATGTCTTTGACGCAGTCGTCTGGGACGTACTGGAGACCTCCACCAACTGCCTCTGGTACCGGAAACGGCATAGGCCCCAAGGCCACATCGAAGAGCCCATACGGCCGTGGTGGCGGTGGGGGCGCCCCGATGAGGGCTGGTGCGTTGTTGATCGTTGCCATGGCGTCTCCTCAACTGCCTGGTAGGGCGAAGGGGGCCGGTTGCCCGGCCCCCGGTTCGCTTACGGGCAAGTGAGGGTTCCAGTGCTGGTGGTCTTACCACTCGGGCAGATCGGCACGGTGTAGACCCGGCTCAGTGGGCACATCTGAACCATGGCCCAACCCGTCTCCGTGAAGAGGTGGGTGACCTGGTTGGTGGCCAGCTTGGTCGAGTCGTAGACCGAGTTCAGCGTGATCACGTCCGAGACGGCCCGGATCCAGGTGCCCGACGGGAACACCAGGAACTGGAACGACTTGGGCAGGAAGTTGATCGGGGTCGACGCACCCGGTCCGGTACCGGACAGGGCGGCCGTGCTGAACGCGTCCTGCCAGTCGTACACGTACTGCACACGGGCACCACGGGTGGTGTAGAAGGCGTTGATCTCCGCATCGGTCAGGTTCGGGTCCTGCACGAACGGGCGCCGCATCCAGTCAGCCCGCATCTGGGCCAGAACCCACCACGGCATGATGACCTCAAGCGTGGCGTTGCGGGCCATCCGCAGCCGGTACTTGATGTCGGTGATGGCCATCTCCACCGCGCTCATGATCTGAGAGGTGGTGGAACCGTCAGTGGCCCACGGAGCCTGAGCGGTCAGGTCGACCGCCGTGGAACCAGTGACCACGTCAGAAATCTGCTCACGGTTGATCTGGTGAGCGGAGGCGGCCATGGCGCCACGGGTGAAGGTGGCGGTGTACTCCGGGTAGCCACGGATGGCCAGGATGTTGCCGGTGAGGCACAGGCCCGTCACGCCGAGACGAGTGTCCACGAACGACGGACACGGGATCTCGATACAGGTCTTGGTGGTACCAGAGGCAACCTGAGCCTCAGTGAGGTCAAAGAAGCCGTTGGGGGTCTGTCCACCCTGGACACCGAAGATGGTGGAGAAGTCCAGACCGGTGTTGTGCCGGATGCCGCCACGCCGGGCCTGAACCTCAGGGAAGTCCGCGAGACCGTCGGTGGTGATCTGGAGGCAGATGTCGTAGTCCGTCTCAGACGGAGCACACCATCCCTGGGCGGCCACGATCGCGTCACGCTCAGGCTGCTCGGCCTTGATGCGCTTGCGGTCCAGCTCCACGCTGGCCAGGAGTGATCCACCGGGCAGGCGGGACTCGTCAGCCACCTTCAGCAGCTTGTCGTAGTCCGTCTGGTCTCCGTTGACGGAGAACTCGTCCGGGTAGTTGCGGATCAGGGTGGCGACGGGGGACTGGATGGGGCCGTTGCTGCTCTTGACCCCGCTCTTGTCCATGCTCTGGTGCGACGCGCTGCGGGCCTCGAAGATCTTGGCCACTTCCAGCATCGTCGTCAGGACCTGGCCGTTCTCGAACGACCCGTCAGCACTGGACGTGCTGGCCGCTGCAACCAGCGTGGACATGGGCACCCGGTTCGGGTGCGGCAGCTCAACATCCTGGCCGCCACCGTTGGCCTTGATCTTGGCCACGGTCACCTTGGTGGAGGCGACAACCGCGTCAGCGGGCTCCTCAACCTCGGCCTCGGCCTCAGCCTCAGGCTCTTCCTCGGCGTCTTCCTCCGGGTCCGTGGTCGCAGCAGCGAACCGGTCGGACACCTCGCGGCGCACGGAAAGCTCATCGGGGATGGTGGTGAAGACGAAGCTCTGAAGGTCCTCAAGACGGGTCAGCTCTTCGACCGTGATGGTCTCAACAGCGACCGTCGACTTGAGGTTGTCGTATTCGGCCTTGGCGACACGGCGAAGGTCTTCGAGACCAGCGATGGAAAACTGGTCAAGACTTTCCGGGTCGGGAATCTGGAAAGGCATGTTCCTGCTCCTAGAAGTTGATCACTTCTGGTGCAGGCCCATAGCTCAGCCACCACTCCAAGGCCCGGCCCATAGCTCAGCGCCCGATTAGAACGGATCATAGATCCATTAGTGGTGCTTTACAAGGGGGTCATACCTGGGAAGCCAGGACCGCCAACACGACCACGAAGGCCCCGATCCAACCAAGGTCAAATCGCGTTGGAATCTTGGCCGCACCACCAAGGAAAAAGATCCCGGCCACAACCCACAGAATTATCTGGATGACGTTCATCGCGACACCATGCTGTACGTACCACCACCGGCCATCGTCACTGCGACCTTGGCAGCGTGCTCACCGCTGACGATTTCCGTGCGCCCATTAGGGAGCCGGACCTCAAACTTCGGCTCCTCGGCCGACACAGCCTGGCTGTCCCCACCACCGCATGCACAAGGCATGGCCCCTCCTTAGCTGAAGTGGTCAGTAAACCACTTTTCGAAAGCCTTACGTACAGGATCATCAGGCCCAACCCCAGCCTGTTGCAACTGCTGAAGGATCTTGCGATACAGGTCAGGGACCTTGCTGTAGTCCCCGGGCACCCGGGCGTACCGATCCAGTGTGCGCAGGTCCTGACTCTTACCACTGCCCAGTCTGTTCTGAAGGGTCAGGAACGTGCTGACCGGGACGCCCTCACCCGGGGTGAGACCCTTCGCCGTCACGTTGGCCGTGGGGGCGGCCGGAGCCTCGTTACCAGCCTTGGGCACCGGGGAACGTAGCTCCGCCTTGGTCACCGTTGGGGCAGCCTTAGCCGCCTTCTTGGCAGCCTTAGCCGGTGCCGGGGTGGCCTTGGCCGGCTCGGGAGCTGCCGGGGTTGCTCCACCACCACGGATCCACTTGCGCACCTCGGCGCTCTGGTTGATGGGTGACAGCTTCCCGGATTCACGCTGAGCCCAGTACACGCCATCGCCCGACTCATGAACACGACCACTTGCGTGTTCAATGGCGCGCTTGGCCTCGTCGTAGTTCGGGTCGTTTCGGTCCCCCTTGGAGATGATCTTTACCGAATCCAGGAGGTGTTGCATGGGGGTCTTGCCCTCACGAACATTTGTGCGGTCGTGGTAGGCCGGGATCTCGTTCACCTTCTCCAGGAAGTCCCGCACCTGAGCCGGCGTGTTATCCGGGAGGTCAAGCTTGCTCGGCTTGGTATCCAAGCCGGCTACGGCCTGGTTGATCCGCTCCCGGACCTGAGCATTGCCAGGCTTGATGTCGCGGATCAGAGCCCGGGCCGTAGGTACGTCGATTTTCCCATCGTGCAGTTGCTGGCCAATCTCAGTGATCTTGTTGAGATCCGGCGTTGACACACGGTCATCGCTGGCAAGGTCTTTCCACAGTCCGCCAATCTCGGAATCCATGTGAATGAGACCCTGATCGGCGGACCATCTACCGTTAGGCGCCTTCAGGTCATCGCCCCGGCCAAAGGTGGCAGCGCTCGTGCCCTCGTCGAACCGGACACGGACACTCTTCACCGGTCCTTTATCCGAGATGAAGGGCTCATTGAATCCACCCTTAGCCAGGACCGCTGCACCCTCACCGGCACTGGGGGCCGCCTTCTTGGCGGCTCGGGCTTCACGCTCGGCAGCAATGGCAGTCTTCGTAATCTCAGAAGGATTCGATCCACCAAGGCGCACATAGGCCGCATGCTCCAGGCGGGTTGTCACGGTGCGACGCAGGATGTTCTCTCGCAGCTTCGCGATGCTGTCACTGGGCCGAACCTCAATGCCCACCTGCTTGGCAAGTTCCTGATACGGGCCTTTCTTGTTGCCCATGCTTTCCAGGATGTGACGACCCTGGTCCACAGTGGTGGCATTGGCTAACTGGGACTCAAACGCACGAGAGGTGGGAGTACCCGCCTCGGCCTTTGGAGCTGCCTTCACAGCCTTGGCTGCATTGAGCCGGGCCAGGTTGGCAGCAACCTCCTCCTGCTTGTTGGTCGGAAGCTCAGCAACGGGGGCAGCCGCCGGGGTCCGCTTGCCAGCTCGGATTGCAGCGTTGTTCTCCCGCTGGCGTTGTGACCGGGCAATGACAGCCGCCCGGGTCTCCGCTGGCAGGCTGGCAATCGCATCACGCCGTTCCCCGGCCAGGCGATCAAGCATCTGCTGTTTCTGCTCCGGGGTGGCCTCAAGAACCCCGGCTGGGTGGGCCTGGAAGGCCCGACCTTCCACGGTGCCCTGGTATCCGGGGCTGATGACCTGAACCGCCTGCCCCTTACGAGGTGACGAGTCGCCCATACCCCGGTGCTTTCCAGGCTCGAAGGGCTCCACAGTTCCGACCGGGCCAGTGTTACGAGTCAGGCCGTGCTCCGAGGCGATCCGGTCCAGCTCTGCCTGGTCTCCGGCCACGGCTGCCCGCTCGATGCGCTGAGCCAGCTCTGGGTCGCTGCGCCCTAGTTCCGAGCCACGGACACGGTGGCTCACAGCCCGTTCGCTGGCCCCATTGTTCAGCAGTTCATCCACAGTGGACAGTGTTGATCCAATGTTCTTCACCCGGTTCGCCGCCTCCATCCGCGAGCTGACCCGCGCAACTTCCGGTCGAGCCCCGGGCGCCCCACTGATGACATCCCCGCCACTACCGAACCGGCGCTCCACCGCCTTCTTGAGGATGTCATCCTTCGACCGGCCGGTGATGCCCATGGGCTTAGCCCAGTCGCGGATCTCAGACAGCAGCAGATCCTGGCGCATGTTGGTGGCCGCCTGCTCAGCCTCAGCGCGTGTGGTGGAGGCGTCCCAAGCCTTCTGGTGACGGTCCAGGACACGCTGCTTCAACTTCTCAGCCTCGTCCCCGGCCTCCTTGACCGCAGCCTCAGCGCGGGCCACGGCCTTCTTGGCGGCCGGTTCCTTGACCGTCTCCTTGGCCTTGGCCAGGTCCTCAGCAGCAGCCTTAGCCGGGGTGCGGGTTACCCGGGGACGCTTAGCTTCGGCGACCTTGTCCGCAAGCTGACGAAGGTTAGCGACCTCCTCCGTGCCAGCACGGTACTTCTGGTCCAGTTCGGCCTTATGCTCGGGAGAAGTGCGACTGGCATCCACCCCGCCATTGATGATGGCATTGGCGTCAGACATTCTTTGGGCGCGATCGCGGATGTTCTGGGCAGCCTTGGCCGGGCTCATGCCCTGGTTCAGATCACCTTGAGCCGCATCAATGTGTCTCTGGTCGATGTTCAGGTCCCCAGCAATGGCCTTCGCATCCAGGTGCTTGGCCCCACCGGGACTGAACTCCTCAACGGCCTTGGCCTTGGCGGCCTCCCGGGTGACCTTCTGGGCATTGCGAGCTTCCTTGGCAGCGGCCCGCTTGTCCAGTTCTCCCTTGATGGTCTGCTTGAGAGCGTCCTGGAAAATCTCCTGAGCATTGCTGCCCTTGGCATCCAGGCCGGTCTCCTCCTTGAGGACCCGACGGAACTCTTCCGGGTCTTCCTTGTTGAGGTTGTCCCACCACTTCTGGCCTTGGGCGTCAATGATTTTGCCCTGCACCTCAGGAACGGTCACCCGCTCCTTGCCGAAGTGCTGATGCAGAAGCCGGGAGGCAGCTTCCTGGGAGTCGACACTCTTCAGGAGCTTGTCCCGCTTGGTGCGCAGGTTCGCGATCTCAGACTCAGACAGGTTGCCGGTACGAATCTCGCGGGCAATGTCATTTGCCTCATTGTTATTGAGTTCAATGTCTGATTCGAGGCGACGGATGCCTTCCTCGGGGCTGTAGTTTCCCTTTGCCACACTGCGTCGAACCTCATCGATGGTTCCTTGGGACGTCTTGTCCGGTGCAGCGGGAATCCGGGCCTTCTCCCATGCCTGATCAAACTCAGACGCCCGTGGCTTGTTATCAATTGGCTCAGAGCCACGAGTGCCCACAGACCCGTCAGGGATGTCCTTGGCCACCTTGGCCCGGGTTGCCTTGACCGTTGGGGTGGGTACGTCGGGGTGGGCCTTCTCAGCCTGAGCCACGGCCTCCTTGGTAACCAGCGGTCCCTTGAATCCACGGGTTGCCTGGGAATCGATCTTTCGGCCTACGGTGGCGTCAACAATCTCCCGGCGCAGATTGTCCTTGGTCAATGTTCTGGCGCGCGGAATGTTGAGGCCATCAGCCTGGTCCATGAGCTGAGCCTTGGTCAGGCCACGGAGCAGGCCATCAGCTTCCTCGCGGGAGATCGGGTTCTCCGTCTGCTCCCGAAGGACCCGCTTGATCTCAGCGGCATCGGGAGCAAGCTGTGCCCCACCGAGCTTGCCCTGCCGAAGGACCTCCGCCTGGCTACGGCCACGAGTGGGCTGCTCCCCAGGGGCGGCAGCCTTAGCGGCACGACGGGCCTCGGTCGGGGTCTCCTTGCGATACGAGGTACCACGAGGGGCCTCCGGCACCGTGTCCATCTCATTGCCCGCGTTGTCGCGGACCCGGACACTGCCATCGTCGTTCTGCTTGACCACATCAACCGGGAACCCGGCCTTGTCCCCACGCACCATCTCCGGGACAAGGTTGCCTTCGGAGTCCCGTTCAACCATGACCCGGTCACCGGGCGCCAGGTCACGGCTCCGAATCTTCGGGCCGGTCCGTCCACTGGGGACCAGTCCTTCTCGGGCCAGCTTCATCTCCCGGGCCTTAGCTGCCCGTGCCGGAGTCCCGACGGCGGGACCAGCCTCCCCGCTAGGAGTCAGACCCTCCCGCGCCACGGCAGGACCAGGAGCAGCAGCCTTACGGGGGGCAGTCAGTTTAGGACCAGGGGTCCCCTCCTCACGTGGGCCTGGAAGGGAGGAGGCTTTGCGTTCCGCAACGCGCTTCGCTGTGGCAGCCTTAGTACCAGCCGGGGCCCGAGTAGGCGCCTCCTCGGCCAGGCGCCGGGCCTCGGCCTCACTCATACCGTCAGCGATGTGCTGCTTGCGGACACGCTCCTGGTGAACACTGAGCTTCTTGGCCGGTAGGGCCTTCTTGACGGCCTTGGTTGCCTTCTTGGTGGGGGGTGCCGCCTCCACGCCAGAGATGATCTGAGCCCGCATGCCCATGGCGTCGCTGAGCTTCTGGAGCCGGCCGGCATCGGTGGGGTTGTCCGCAGCCTTAGCCATGGCCTCCAGTTCATCGGAGGCGTTGCGTAGCGAGTCAGGATCGTCGGGGCTGACACCATCCACAATGGACTTAGCTTCGTCGGGAACCTTGACACCCTTGATGTCCTCATCAAGGGAAGTCAGCGGCTTCTCAGGGCGAAGAGCAGCACCCTCAGGGCCGCGAAGATCCTTCAGGATCGCGTCCTTCATGCGGTCCTTAGTAGTGGCCCCCTTGAGGCTGATGCCGTTCTCCTTGGCCAGGGCGCGGAGGTCAGCGACGGTGTGCTCCTCCAGGAGGGCATTTGCCTCCTGCCCAGACTTGGCGGCCTGGAGGTGGGGCGTCAGCTTCTCCGGGGCAATGGCTCCCAACTTCCCGCCAGTGCCTACTTCCTCGCCGAGCAGTGCCCGCTGCAACTGCTCCTTGTTCATAGTGGAGAAGCCACGAATCTTCTTCTCCCGGGCAGCCTGACGCAGGGCCGTCACCGTGTTCGGCAGACCAGCCTCGTCGGCCCGGGTCTGAACCTCACTGACAGCCTTGGCGGCCGGGGCAGCCTTGGCCACCTTGGCAACCTTGGCCGGGGCAGCCTTGGCCGCCTCGGGGGCCTTCTCCGGTACGGCCTTAGCTGCCTTGGTGGCCCGTGGCGCCTTCTCCTCGTGGCGCCGGAAGGCAACATTCCCGGCATGGGACTTGGTGCTGATGTCATTACCCTCGGCGTCCTTGCCGTGGATTATGTAACCACGCCGGGGAGTCCTGTAGACACTTCCCGCCGACTCCTGGCGCATCTCGACACGATCAACCGTGATGGGCGTGGCGCCAGTCTTGGTAGTAGTTCGCTCCCACTTATCATCCTTGTTCTTGCGGACAAGGATCGTGTCACCCTTCTTCATATTGACCGGGTTGACGGTGGGGTTCTGCTGCCCGGTCTCAGCACGACGGGCAGCAGCAGCAGCGTTCTTCTCGGTCTGAGACGTAGGAGCTGGAGCCTTTGGAGCCGGGGCCGCCTTCTCGGCAGTCTTAGCCGGGGCCTTCTCCCCCTTCGCACCGGTTAGGGCAGTGGCATGTTCCTGGCCAGCTCGACGACGAGCCAGGTACTTGGACCGTCCACTTTGGTCAAGGCTGTCGTAGGCGGACCGTTCTGACGGGGTCAACTCCTTGACCGAGGTGAAGCCCTTCTTGGCCGGGACCGCCTCAGGGGTCGGCGCAGCAGTCTCAGGCTTATGCGCGCGGGGGGTGTTGAAGTGCTCGGCAATCAGGTCGGCAAGCTTCTCCTGCTTGGTGACGTTGGCCCGCAACTCCTCATGCGGAACCTTGCCCTCAGGCCCGGCGAGAAGAGTCTTGTTCTTCTCAATGTCCGCGTCCAGTTCCCGCAGAGCATCGGCAGGGTCCTTCTTGCCTCCGGTTACACCGAGATAGGCGTCGTTGAACTCCTTGCGCTGAGGCCCAGCGGTGGGCGACTGAAGCCCACGCCCCTGGAACTCCTGCTTGAAACTGGCGGCCGACGCCTGAGGAGCCGGTGCGGCGGGAGCAGGGGGTGCCTCGGCCGGGGTGTTGGCAATCTCTGACGCACTCTTACCCTCGGTGGGAACACCACCGATGGGGCCGTGCACGGGCTCGGTGCGCTGCCCGACACCGGCCGGTGGGGCCGGGCTCGGAGTAGGAGTGACCGCCTCCGGTGGAGGAGCGGCTACCGGGGCCGGGGCGTTGATCTGCTGCTGCTCGTTGGCTACAGCCTTCTGGTAGCCAGCACGGCGGGCTTCACGGGCGGCCTGGCGGGCAGGAGTTGGGGCCGGTCCGGGAGGTGCGGGCTCAACACCCCTCACGCCAGGCTGCTGGTAGTCGGCGGCGATGTCGACCTGACGTGGTGGAGCACTGGGCGGCTCGGCCGGCTGTGGCATGACACTGGGCCCACCGATGCGGGCCTGCCGCTGCTCGGGGGTGAGGTTGGCCCCCTTGCGACCCTGCACGATCTCATTGGGGGTACCGGTGGTGGCGCCGCTTGGTTCGGCCACGGCGGTCATGTACCAGCCACCGGAACCGTCCGGGTAGACCCGGGTCACCAGTAGCTTCTGATCCTTGTCCAGGAGCACGCCACGGTCGTTACGGTTCTCACCGATGTGAGCAACGTTGACGCCTTGGGGGACCGCGATCCGCATGGTGATCTTCCCCGGCCCATGGGACATGTCAGAGCCCAAGTGGGTGGGGGAGAAGGCCTTGTCAGTGATCGTGTTCCCGGTCATGCGGATGATCCCGTTGGGATCAGTCTCGTTTAACTGTTGCGGGGTAAGGCCCAACGCTTCCGGGGTGAAGGTGCGACCAAGGATCAGGCCTTCCTTGGTGGGGTGCATCCGCTTACTGACCATGTCCACGTACTGCTGAGTCAGGGGATCAATCTCCCCGGCTCGCATGTGGTCAGCGGCTTCGTCCCAGTCCATGCGTAGGCGACGAAGCTCCAGCTCGTTGAACGCACCACCAGGCTGGACACGGGCAGAGTTGAAGTTGAACTGTGCGGCCTGCCCATCACTCTGGAAGGTGCGGGGCGTGGAGGACTTCAGCAGATGGTCAAGCCAGGGGGCCAGCTTGAACTTCTTGATGAAACGACCGTGGAACCCCCGTGGGTGGAGGTTCGGGTCCCAATCGCCGAAGCCCGGCATTACTACGCTCCCAACACGCCCGTATCAAGGGTGGGCCGTTCAACTGCTCCGTACCGTGCGTCCAGCTCTGCTGCTGTCAACCAGGCCATTGGATCACCCGCAGCGGCATCTGTTTCTGATTGACCTCCACCTGGTGGTGAGTTGTCGGGAGGGGGGGTAGGGGCCTGCCCCGGCGCCGCTGCCGGGGGCGTACCGGGAGCCCCCGGGGCAACAGCGGTGGACTGGGGCACCGGGGCAGGAGCCATGGGTGCGGTCACTGCTGTGCTGCTTCCTGATCGGCCGCGAAGATGGCGTGGAGTCGGAGCTGGCGGTCGCGCTTCTCGTAGATTTCACTGTCTTCGATGAGATCACGGAGGCGCTGTGCGCGGTACTCCTGCGTGTCCTCCTCATCCCAGCCAGCGGCGGAGAAGGCGTCGTTCACCGCGTCCTGGATCAGACCAGTGATACCAGTGGTGGGCGGACCGGCATACTCGAATTCGTCATCCTCGAACCACACCGATCCAGCCGCTACAAGGGCGGTTCGCTCATCGTCTTCCATGCTGTAGACGGGGAAAGCTGGGGCGTTAACTGCGAGGGCCGCAGTAAGTTCCAGAGATCCACCTTCCCGACGCCAGTCACCTGAGAGAGGAGAACGACGGAGCTTAGCAACCCTTTGGGGAGTTGCTTCTGGGACGATGGCTCCAGAAAACCAAATCCCGAACTGGTCCTCACCGCAGCGAATAGCTGCAATCTCATCGCCAGTGTTGTCGTAGTGCAGTGCGGCAGCAGCGTAGCCAAGGTTGATACCGGCGTGCCGGGTGTCCATGACGATCTTTCCAGTGTCAATGACTTCACCCTCTGCCGTCAGAACCGAACCAAGGTGGAACGGCCGGTACTCCTGCTCGGAGTGAGGAGCCAGGACACACTCCCGCATGGTCACGTCTCGGTGGCACTCATTCCAGGCCGCCAGGTGACCGAACACGTGACCATCCTCGGTCACCGTGAGCTTGGTCTTACGAGTCAGGTTCGGGTTCTCAAACCAGGCCTTGGGCGGGTGCACCGGGATTCCAGTGGCCGAGTAGGCATCCCCCCCCTTGCTCTTCTTTTCCTTCATGCCTTCGTCAGCTCCACTGGAGTCGGAGATTTCAATACCAGCCTTGGCAGCGGCAGCCTTGATCCGCTGCTTGATGGCAGCCAACTGGTTCGGCTTGTAGAAGGCCGCATTCTTGGGCACGTTGATGTACGCCCAAGCGCTACGAATGTGGTCCGGGTTATCGATCGGGTACTTCTTCTCACCGTTGTAGCCCGGGTCGGCGTACTTCACGTCGCCGTAGGGCTCTGCGGCTGCAAATTCATCCATGGCGAGCTGTACACCTTCCTGAGCTGAACGGTCCCAAGGCGCCCGGAGACTGGCATCCCCAAACGACTTGGACATCTCCGCATAGATGTCGGAGATCGTGGAACGGATCTTGGTTACGTCCTCCGGGCTCACGTCCGGAAGGCCACCGTGGGCACCTGACATCAGAGCAGCGGCGGCGTAGATGGCGTGGAAGATCACCGTCAGGTTGCCGTTGATGATGTCCCCCACCGGCAGCCGGTAGCTGGTCGGGTCCAGGGCGTTCCCCGTCGGGGAGAACCACATGAACGCCTTACGCATCTTGTTCGGGTCACCGGCCGCCCATGCCGTGATCCGCTTCACCGCGTCGTCGTTGTCGAACACGGCCTCACGGGGGGCCAGGGGGAGGCCACGCCACCCTGAGGTGTTGACGGTGTACTCGTTGCCCGCTGTAATGACCTTGGGTGCGGCCTTCTCCGGGGTCAGGGGTGGCCCAGAGTGGCCGCACCCACAATCCTCTTCCGGCCCGTTCATCGACATGTCCATGTCGTCGTCCGGCCAGTCCCCGTCACCGTCGAACACGTACAGACCGGACTGGGTGAACGCCGGAATTGGCACCAGGGTTGAGCCACCGATGCCGAACTTCAGCATGTGCTCCTGGCCGTTCTCCGGGTTGACGGTGGCCGTCACGTCCCCACCCGGGTCCAGGCTAGGACCCACCACTCCCATCTGAGCCAGGTACCGGGCCTTCTTTGCCTCCGGGATGATTTCGTCGTCAAGGAAGTCGCCCCAGCCCCAGCAGCACTCCTGGCCGTTCTCATCGGGGCCGTAGGTCATGCCCAGGATCCGACCCACAGTCAGGCCCCCACCATGGCCCGGGCCCTGGCGCTCACGCCAGTCCAGGGGCAACGGGAGCACCCGGTGGTACAGGGCACCAGGCTCGAAGATCCGGGAGCGCCGTGGCTCCCCAGTGGGGCGTCCAATGGGCGCCATCAGACCGGCCCACGTGTACTGACCAAGACTCGGCTGCTTGGCCAGCAGCTCCTGAGCGGCCACCAGGGCGTCCATGGTTTCCGAGGTCATGGCCGCCACGATGCTGTGCTTCAGCTTGCGGGGTTCCAGTGAGCCGTGGCCGGGAGGGCCCCCCGTTGCCTTGGTGTGCAGGATGTTGCACAAGCCTTCGGGGTTGGTGGGGAAGTACTTACGCAAGTTCCGCACACACCGCTTGAAGTCCCCTGGAACATTCCAGCGGATCTTCGCAGCACCCTTGCCGGCGAGCCAGTACTTCTGGAACTGGATCGGCATACCCCTGGCTGGGTTCGGATCAACCACGGGTCACCTCGTTTCCAATGTGCAGCTCACACCGACAGTTGATAACCAGCTCTGGCGGGGCCGATGGATCCCCTGGAAACATCATCGGCACACCATCGACGTAGAACGGGTACCAGACTGGCACCGTCACTCCGTCAACTTGCTGATGTGGGGATCGCACACGGTTATCGTCCTTGGTGTCCCATCGCTTGGTCAACTGTCGACCGGTTACTCTGGCCTGTTCGATACCGGCCGCCATGGTGCCCGCACCATAAGCACGGTTGACCTCGGTCTGGGCAATCACTTTGGCTCGGTTCGGCCAGCGCTCAGAGCCCGTGTAACTGAGTACCTTGTCAACCCTCGCCGCGATCTGATCCCTGCTCTCGCCAGCGTTGGTGCCATCGGTAATTTCGGCAAAGACAAGGTTCGCAACCTCGTCGGGAATGCGCACGAGCAGATTCTGTACATCCGCCAGGTAGCTGACAACGAAAGCGTGGCGTGAAACTGGAGGGACTTCAGTCGCAGAACTCCAGGCGCTGACACCAATTCGCCCGATCTCACTAAGGATGGTGTCCACTTCGGAGTCCCAGTTGGACTGGAGTCCATAGATCGCAGTTGGATCTGGACTTCCTGACCGGGTGACAGCGGCACGTGCCTTGTCGAGCCATCGGCGCAGTGCACTGCCAACCGTTGCACCAAGAGAACGCTCATCGTCAGCCCTGCTCATGAAGGAACCCGGCTCTGGTCAGGTACTCCTGCAATAGATAGACGTGGTGTGGCTTCTGTCGCGTCAGCAAAGTGGTGCAGTATCGGTCGAGGGCCGCTCGCAACGCCTCGGAGTCCAAGGTCGGGTCCACTTGTTCCGCCAGAAGCGAGAGATGGTCCCAAGCGTTGGCCAGTACCTTATGGGCGTGCGCCTCGTCGCGGACCTGGATCTTGGTATGCAGCTCGTACGGCGGGCACGTGAATTCGGATCGATGTTGGTTACCTACCAGCCTCTTCCCCGCCAGCTCCAGGGCTCGCAGGACGGTGGCGTTACTGACGACGAAGACGTTGAGAGGTTGCACGCTCACTGATGCAGTGAGCCCGGCCGGGGTTCCTGCCGGGGCCGGAGGTGGCCCCCCTGGTGCGTTCTGTGCCTCGGTGACTTGTGGCATGGGCGGACCTGAGGTGTCACTGATCCCGGTCGGCGGAGCCGGTGGCGGGGGAGCACCGGCTCCGCCTTGCTGTGGCGGGAAGACCTTGTCCGGAGGTAGAACCTGGTCCGAGATACCGATCAACTGACGAACCGCAGGGATCTGGAACAGGTTCGGGTCTCGCAGCATCAGTTCCTTGACGAACTTCTGAGAAGCCTCTTCGTCGGTGGGCGCGTCAGAGTCCTTGTAGTCCCCCGCGATTCGTACCGCTTGTGCTGATACAAGTCCGGCGTCATACATTTCCCGAGTTTCCTTGAGGCGCTCGGGCCGTACCGTCAGTGGAGCTGTGTCGTACCAGAGGACGTACTTCTCGGGGTCTTCCTTGATCGACTTCAGAGCTGGAAGCAGATAGGCTTGAGTCAATGCGTCACATATGCGACTCGCCAGCGGTTCAATGTGAACCTTGATCTGGCCTTCCATGATCTGCCAGGCACCCCAGTGGTTGGCCTCTCCGGCACCACTGAGAATCGACGGGTCAATGTCCATCGCCAGAGCGAAGCGGCGGATGGCTTCGTTGCGAAGTTCCAGGGCCTGCTTGGATAGCTCCGACGTGAACTGGATGAGCTGGAGCTTGCCCAAAGCCTCCAGCGGCATCTCCACGATGGTGGGAACCACCCCGGCCGCTGTGCCCTCGCCCCGCAGTGACGCGGAGGCAAACCGCATGATCATCTGAGTGAGGGCCTCGGCGCCATCCACCGAGTTCCCCTCCTCGTCCGGGAAGCTGGTCTCCTTGGGAATGGCGAGCAGGCCGGCGGACACCAACCGGGAGTCGATCTGGGCGAACACGTACCGGGTCAGACGCTCGATCTCAAACAGCATCGGCATGGCTCCCCGGGTGGGGGAGTCCGACCACATAGTGCGGCGTGGATGGGGGGTCCACGTCCTGATGATCATGTCAGTCTCGGGGTCCAGCTTCCCCGGGTCCCCCATCATGTTGGTGATCTCGTTCTGGCCTGAGGTCGTGTACCGCTTCAGCTCCGACCGGCTCAGAACGAACCACTCATCTGACTGTGGATCATCAGTGCTGCGGCCAATGAAGTAAGCGTCCCCGGCAATAGTCAGGTTGATCCCCGCCAGCCGGATCAGCTCAGGTCGACGGGCCGGACCTCCCAGCAAGGTGTCAGCCAGGGCGGCCACCTTGACCTTCTTGGTCTCCGCCTGAACCCGGCCGTTCTTGTCAACCTCGGCCACATAGAACCGGACCCGAGACAGGGCCGAGCCAATCCAGTTGGCTACGAACCGCAGTTCACCGATGACGTCGTATAGCCTCCAGGCCTCGTTCTGCCAGGAGTCGTCACCGAACTTGTACGTGGGCCAGGCTCGCCCCTCAATGTTGGTGATCCTGATGGCCGCAGCGACCAGGCTCTCAGAGGCGTCGTGCCCAGTGGTGACTGGCACCAACGATTTGCGGGACCGGCCTAGTGCCATCAGTTTCCATCTTCCCGATTCGCCAGAAACCCGGTCAAGTATGAGGCTGCCGGGATGGCCAGGATGGCAATAACCCAGCGGTTAGGGAACAAGGCGGCTACCGGCATGACCGGTATCGCGATCCAGATAGACATACACCATGAGCAATGGAAAAGCTTGGAGGGGAGGGAGTCCGGTCCCCAGGTTCGGATCACCCATTGCCGAATGAAGACGGTGATGCTGTCAGACACAAGCAGCCTGGTAAGGCGTGCCACGGCCAGGGCCGCCACGACGAGGCTAGTGATCAGCATGTCGTATAGCGTACGGGCTCCCTAGGCACAAGAGGGAGAGGCAACTAATACAAGTTGGTCAGATCGTAGAAGCTCTGGTCCATCCGGAACTCGTAAATGTTGGGGTTGGCCACCCGCATTTCCCTGCGCTCACCGGCCATCAGCTTGATAGCGGCGTGCACCATGGCATCCATCCTGTCTGGACTTTCCCTGGTGGATTCGGGGTCGAACAGGACCATTTCCTTCTCCAGCTCGGGCCAGTCCCCCACCATATGCAGCCGACCCTGCTCGTTTCTCATGGCCACCGGCTCGGCCCGCGTCTTCTTGCCGTGCTTCGCATGAACTGCTTGCATGGGAGGGGAGGTATGCCGTGGGAAGTAGTCCTGGTCAATCAGCTCCCGGTAGGCATCCCGAAGGACCTCCTCCAGGTACCGCTTACCAAGGTTCTCCTCATACACCAGGACATCGGCCGCGAACTCAGCCACCGCCTTCCACGCCTCAAGTACAGCCGCTCGGCCAGAGTGTGGCGTCGAACGGTCGGCCAGGACGTAGAGGTGCTTGTCTCGGGTTCGGGCCACCACGACAATTCCGAACGTGGCATCCTCACCGGTCAGGTTAGGGTCACAACCGACCACAATGGACACAATGTCATCAGGAGCATCAACGACGCGGTTCTTGATGATGTCCTTGCGCTGGAACAGTCCCCCACCAGCCAGCTCCAGGAGCTTGCCGTACAGCTCCTGCTCTCCGATCGCGGTGCCGTCGTACTGCCGCTTCATCTCAGTCAGGGCGTGACTAGACAGGTTGGAGGCGTTGTCGAACGTGGAACCGGTGATCAGGTGAACGGTCCCGTCGACCCGGGCAACCCAATCCTCCAGCAGAGCGATTGGCTTAGGAGTGGTCGTGACGAAGGCGCGCGGGTGGTCATCTACAAGGTCCGCGCGGAGGGAGGGCAACAGGCCGTGGTACCAGGTCTCGTATGGCTTGAGCCACTTGGCCAACTCGTCGCAGAGGATCCCGGCAGCGTTGTACCCACGTCCCGTGTCCGGTGTGTCTGCACCTTCGAGGTAGATTTTCGCACCCTTGGGGAACAGGATCATTGGCCGAGGATTCTGCTTATATCGGTGCTGGATCCCACGTCGTTTCAGAACGTTGAGGATTCCGGAGGGGCCCTCAGCATTGATGGTCCTGGCGTCGGCCAAGGTGTCAGCGACCACCAACCATTCAGTGGGGACCCCTTGCCGATCAAACGGGTGCTTCTTGACCCGGTCCACGATCCATTCGCTACCGGCTCGGGACTTGCCGAACCCACGTCCGGCCAGGGCTAGGCACACCAACCAATCACCAGGGGGGGGTACCTGCTCAGGTCTGGCGGTCCACCACCACTCCTCATTGAGGATGTCGCGCACCATCGCCGGGGGCAGGGACTTGATCCACGCCTCACGATCGTTTGCCGGCAACAGGGCCACTCGCTCTGCGAGTGAGAAGGACACGCGATCATGGTATAACCAAGGTGAGTCCCAGGCGTTCGCCTGTTTGGAGGTACGTGAGTGCGCATTCCTCTCGGCGACGCGGACCTGGTTATCGAGCTAGATATCCCAGGGCTACATAAGGCGCCGCCACCCAAGGTGATCTTTCACATTGGACCGCCACGGGACACCACCCCGGCTGATCGAGTGATCAAGCCCCCGCCATACAGCCAACCAACAGGAAAGGTGGACGTCCGGATGGACCTCCAGGCAGACAAGAAGGTAGCCCTGTCCGTGGAGTACACGGACGAGGTTGGTAACCCAGTGCCGGCCCCGGCCGGTGGCACGACCGTGTACACGGTCGACGACCCGACCATCATCAACCTGACGGACAACGGTGACGGTACGGCTGAGGCCGCCGCCACGGGCACGCTCGGTACGGCCAACGTGCACCTGGACGCGACGTTCACCGACGACGACGGCGTCTCGCACACGGTCACCGGTGACCTCCAGCTTGTGGTCGTGGCCGGTCTCGCCGAGCGAGTCAACATCGTGGCCGGCGCTCCGGAGGAGGTCACTCCGGACGTGTAGCCTGGTCTGACCCGGCTACGACCAACTGGTGGCAACAGGGGACCCCCTCACCTCCCGGAGGGGGTTCCTTTTTGTCGGGGGGTGGAGCTAACATTGGAACCTCCTTGAGGAGGGATCCCCTGTGAACGAACCCCCCGCCCTTGCCGTGCAACTGAAAGAGCTTCGAGACGTGCTCGGCCTGAGCCTCCATGCCATGGCAGAGCTGCTGTACACCTCGCAGCAGACGTACCGGGGCTGGGAGGGCGGAGCGCAGCCACGAAAAGAGGGCCGGGCTCGCATCGAAACATTTATAGAAAGCGCTCATGCTCAGCTCGACCGGCTTCAGCAGGAGGGCTGGAATCTGGCTGGCCTGGTCCCGCTCAGCGTGGCGTCGTCGATGCTCGGGGTCCCACATGAGACCCTCTTCCACGCCTACCGGGACAGCAAGTACCGTGCGTTTGATCTAGGCATCCTGGGGATTTGGGTTGGCGAAGACGAGCTGGATGCCATCTTGGAGGCGGTGCTGGCATGAACTGTCTGGCGTGTGGCGAACCAATGGTCCCCCGGATCGGGGATGCGTTAACTCACGCCAGTTGCTTGATGGTTGAGCCCGTCCAGGACGAATCCAACAGCTTTTCTGAGATCCTCCGACAGAGACTCACCGAAATCATTATTTGGCAGAACAACCGGAGCCCACGTTCGCAGCAAACTAACATCGGTCCAAGTGAGATAGGCAGTCCCTGTGACCGTCAGATCGCCTACCGAATCGCGGCGATTGATGAAATCAACACGCGTCAGGATCCATGGGCGGCAGTCATCGGGACAGCCATCCATCGCTGGCTCCAGGAGGCCGTGAACGATTGGGTCAACGATCAGTCGGGGCCTCGAAATCTGTTCACGGAAATCGAGCTTCAGTTCGGCGAACTTATAACCGGTCACTGTGACCTCTACGACGCTGAATCGGAGACGGTCATTGACTGGAAGACGGTAGGACCCAACGCTCTCAAAGACGTCGAGGCCGGACGAATTTCTACGGGTTACATGATTCAGACGCAGTTGTACGGTTACATGTTCGCCCAACAGAACATTCCGGTGAAACGGGTGGCCCTGGTGTTCGTCCCCCGGGCCAGTTCCCTCAACCGGATGCGGGTGTGGTCTGCCATCTATGACCCGACCGTAGCAGAGACGGCGCTGGCCCGAGTGTACCGGATTGCACGGGAAGTCCTCTCCAAGGATCTATTGAACAAGAACCATATGTGGGCCGATGTGTCAGCGGAAGGTGGGGATCATTGTGGCTTCTGCCCCTGGTTCGAAGCACACCGTTTGGCGCCTGCGGACGCAACGGGTTGTCCAGGGAGGTGAGATGGAAGAGTTCTACGTGGCGATGAGCAAGGCGATCAAGGACCGCGATCATGCCAAGGGTCGGGTGCTGTGGTGGGAGGCCAAGGTTCAACAGGCTGAGGCTGAGATCGAGGCCCTGGTAGCAACGCAGCACGTTGAAGCAGCGGATCAGACTCCTGAGGAGGTAGGCCAGTAATGGGACCAAATGATTTGATCATCGATGAGCCGGAGGAACTCAACACCGGTACGAAGCTGTACCCGAAGGACATCATCAACCACACCGTGCTGGTGTGGGCGACTGAGTACATTGGGCACAGCCCAACCCAGTTCAACGACGGGTCGGACCCCAAAA